CTGCTGCAAGCAAGGCGATCAAGTTTAACTCTAGTAACAATGGTTTTGAAACAGGGGATGTTGGGGGTAGTTTGGTGTTATTATCTACAGTAACAGCTAGTAGTAGTTCTACAGTAGAATTTACAAGTGGTATAGACTCTACTTATAAGGAATATATTTTTAAGTTTATAGATATTCACCCATCAGGAACAAACACAGAATTAGATGTTACATTTTCTTCTAATGGTGGTTCAAGTTATGGATTAACAAAAACTACGACTGCTTTTTATGCTTTACACAATGAAGCAGATTCAACAACAACTTTGACTTATTCTACAGGAACAGATTTAGCACAAAGTACAAGTGCAAAAAATTTAATGGTTAATGTAGGAGATGGAAATGATGAAAGTGGTGCTGGAACAATGCACTTATTTGATCCATCTAATACAACTTTTGTAAAGCACTTTATTGCAAATGTTAATATTTATGATGAGAGTGCACAAACAGTTAATCGTTATACTGCTGGATATGTGAACACTACATCTGCAATCAACGCAGTAAAATTTTCTATGAGTTCTGGTAACATAGACGCTGGCACAATAAAAATGTATGGAGTTGTGTAATGTCAATTGTAACTTATAACAACAGAAGCATTGCAAATATCTCAGCCATACCTGGGGCAGCTAAATCATTAACACATATTAAAACTTTAACAGCAAGTTCTAGCGGAACTTTATCTTTTGTAAATGGTAGTGATGATGTAGTATTAGATTCTACTTATCCTATTTATTTGTTTAAGTTTGTTAATATGCATCCAGCTACAGATAATGTTAATTTTACAGTAAATTTTAGAGATGGTGGAAGTGCATATGATGCAACAAAAACTTCTACTTCTTTTGGTGCATATCACGATGAAGGAGATTCAGCAACTGGTGTTAATTATGAAGGATCATTTGATTTAGCTCAATCAACATCTGCTCAAATATTAGGAATAGGTGGTAGCATTGGAAATGGCAATGATGAATCTTTAGCTGGTACTTTACATTTATTTAATCCATCTAGTACCGTTTTTGTAAAACATTATATATCAAATATTCATTTTTATAATAAAGATAATTATGCAATAAATTCTTTTATAGCTGGTTATTGCAATGTAACTGCTGCAATAGACGGTGTTCAATTTGCTATGTCATCAGGAAATATAGACGCTGGAACCATCAAAATGTACGGAATTAAGGATTCATAATGAGCATAGTTACACTTAATGATAGGGGAGTTAGATCGGTTACAACCTTTGGGTCTTTGAATACTGGATCTATGATATTTATTAAAAAGCTAACTGCAGATGGTTCAGGAACTACTTTATCTTTTGTAGATGGTAGTTCTGATGTAGTATTTGATTCTACCTACAAAGAATATTTATTTACTTTTAAAGACATACACGCACAGTTTGATAATGTAAATTTTCAATTTAATGGATCTGATGATGATAGCAGTCATAGTTATGACGTAACAAAAACTACAACTTTTTTTGATGCTAGACATGATGAAGCAGATAGTGGAACAGGTCTAGCTTATGCAACTGGAAATGATTTAGCTCAAGGAACAGGTTTTCAAATGTTGTCACCTAATGTAGGTGCTGGAGCAGCAGATGAGTGTACTGCTGGTTATTTACGTATATTTAATCCTAGCAGCACTACTTTTGTAAAACATTTTATCTCTAGATTTAATGTATATCATGCTAGTGATTATACTATGGATTATCACATGGCAGGATATTTTAATACAACTGCCGATATTACAGCTATGCAATTTAAATTTAACACTGGCAACATAGACGCTGGAGATATTTGCCTTTACGGAATTCTATAATAATGATACACAACACCAAAGGAGAAAACTATGCCAAGATACCATAATATAAATGGTAATAGAGTACAATTTACAGCAGATGAAGAAACTGCAAGAGATGCTGAAGAGCAAGCGTGGGCAGATGCTGCACCTGCTAGAGCTTTAGCGGATCTAAGAGCTAAGAGAAATAGACTTCTTGCTGAGACTGATTACTTAGCTTTATCTGACAATACTCTATCTGATGATATGAAAACATATCGTAAGGATCTTAGAGATTTACCTGCAGGTAAAGACACTGTAGCTAAATGTGAAAATGCTACGTGGCCGACTAAACCGTAGTAGAGCATAGAATTAAACTATGTTACAAAAAGTTCAATTTGCACCAGGTTTTAATAAACAGGTTACAGCAACCGGTGGCGAAGGCCAATGGATAGAAGGTGACAATGTTAGATTTAGATATGGTACACCTGAAAAAATAGGTGGGTGGGCTCAACTAGGTTCTCTTGATATAACAGGACGTAACACAGCAATACACCATTTTGTAAATGCTAGTGGTATTAAGTATGCAGCGTTAGGAACAAATAGAATACTGTATGTTTATTCTGGTGGTATTTTTTATGACATACATCCAATTAAATCTACTACAACTTTAACATCAGCTTTTTCTACAACTAATGGATCTGCAACTGTTACAATAACTTTTTCATCAGCACACAATATAAATAAAGGTGATATTATTTTATTAGATAATTTTACATCAATAACAAATTCTGGTTTTTTATCAGGTGATTTTGACAATAATAAATTTCAAGTAACAAGTATACCAACTGATAGTACTTTAACTGTTACTATGCCTTCTAACGAATCAGGATCGGGAGCAAGTACTTCTGGTGGCATACGTGTACAACATTATTATTCTGTAGGACCAGCAGTTGAAGTTGCAACAACAGGTTGGGGTCTTGGATCATGGGGTGGTGTGCAACAAGGACAATTTACATCAACATTATCATCAGGAATAAATGCATCAGTTACAAGTTTAACTATGGCTAGTTCAACATCGTTTCCATCATCAGGTACAGTACAAGTTGGTTCTGAACTAATTACCTACACAGGTAATAGTGGTAATACATTATCTGGATTAACAAGAGGAGCCAAGGGTACAACAGCAGCAATACACTCAAGTGGTGCAACTGTTACAGATGCATCAAGTTTTTTTGCTTGGAACGCTGCAGCATCTGGGGATATTATTACAGCACCTGGATTATGGTCATTAGATAATTTTGGTAATAAAATTATTGCAACCATATCAGGCGCAGAAACATTTGAATGGGATTCTGATGCAGCAAATGCAAATTCAACAAGAGCAACAATACTTGCAAATGCGCCAACAGCATCTAGTTTTAGTTTAGTATCTACACCAGATAGACACTTAATATTTTTTGGAACAGAAACAACTATTGGTACATCTAGTACAAGAGATGAAATGTTTATAAGATTTTCTGATCAAGAAAATATTAACAATACAGATTCTTATGCACCAAGTGCAACAAACACAGCAGGGACACAAAGACTAGCTGATGGATCAAAAATTATAGGAGCTATTAGAGGTAGAGATGCTATTTATGTTTGGACTGATACTGCATTATTTATTATGAGATTTGTTGGTGCACCTTTTACTTTTTCATTCCAACAAGTTGGTACAAACTGTGGATTAATAGGACAGAATGCAGCTGTAGAAGTTGATGGTTCTGCTTATTGGATGTCAGAAAACGGTTTCTTTAGATATACTGGTAAACTAGAATCACTTCCATGTTTAGTTGAGGATCATGTTTACGATGATATTAATACAATTCCTAAACAACATATAAATGCAGGATTAAATAATTTGTTTGGTGAAATTATGTGGTTTTATCCAAGTTCATCATCAGGGACTGTTAATAGAATGGTTACTTATAATTATTTAGATTCAACACCAGAACGACCTGTATGGACAACAGGCACACTTGCTAGAACAGCTTGGCAAGACTCAGCTGTATTTGGTAAACCACATGCAACAGAATATAATAGTGGTGATACAACAGCAACTACAAACAAAGATCATGTTATTGGATGTACTGATGGAACATCTACATACTTTGAACACGAAAAAGGTCTAGATCAAATTAAAGAAGGTGCAACATCTTCTATTACTGCAAATATACAATCAGGAGATTTTGATATAGGTAATCAAGGATTACAGGGTGATGGTGAGTTTATGATGAAAATTAGAAGAGTGTTACCAGACTTTTTATCACAAACAGGAGATAGTGTTGTTACATTAAATTTAAAAGATTTTCCAAATGATACAGCAGCAAGCTCATCACTTGGTCCATTTACTGTAAACAATTCTACACAAAAACTTGACACACGTGCTAGAGCTAGATCAATATCTTTAAAAGTATCTAATAGTAGTACAAGTCAGTTTTGGAAACTAGGTACATTTAGATTAGATATACAACCAGATGGTAGAAGATAATGGCTAGAATTGTACAATCATTAACACAACCTGCTAAAGATTATGATGAGCAAGTACAACAATCTTTAGTTAGAGATATAGATAGTATTGTGCAAAAGTTAAATACTTCTTATCAACAAGATTTAAAAGAAGAATCAGAAGCGGAGGCATATTTCTTTGGCTAATACATTTGTAAATAAAAAAGTAGATTTAACTACAACAAGTGTTACGACATTATATACTGTGCCGTCTGCTACAACATGTATTATAAAATCTATATTAGTGTCAGAAGACTCAGGTAATGCAGATACTATAACTGTAACAGTTACTGATACAGCAGCAGCTGTGTTTAGTTTATTTAAGACAAAATCAATATCTGCTAATGGGACCACGGAACTATTG